GCTGCTGTTGCTGTTGTTTTGCAGCTCTTGCGGCAGCGATTCTTTGCTGCCGCTCAATGCGCGCTTCCTCAGCATAAGTCGCTGAGGACTCTTCCGCCCACCCTGCCAAATTCTCCAGGGCCTTAGAGAACCTCTCCATGGCCTTAAAGAGGGTTTGAAGTGCCAAGAAGAGTTGACGAAACATATTAAACATGATGCATCTCCTGAAAAGTGAATGGATGTGGAGGATTCTTATTGCCCTCCATTACAAGGCGAAGCCCAAAGAAAGAAAGAAGGGGGTAGGGGTCTAGAAATTTATGAATTAGCCAGATGGCGGGGGGGTAGTTTGTTCTTTGCGCTCCCCCGTCTATGAAGTCCTGCGTTCATACCCAGCTACAAAATTTTGAAAAACCCGACGGGTCAAATTCTCAAATCTGATACTCTAATTAGTCTAATTCAGTATACTCACGGGCAAGACAACGTATAAGGTGATTCACTATGACCCTTACTGTTGAACAATTCAGGATGGCATTGCCTGACAAGGTAAAGAAATCGGTTAATCAGGAGTTGATTGACCAGATTAACCAAACTTTGTCTGATCCCGATATGTTCGAGACATACCGGGAAAATCTACTGAGCTACACTAAGGTGATGGCCGATGGTCGCTTCAAGATCACAGACTATGTGAATGCGGTGAAGTACGTCAGCCACAAGCTCATGGGCTGCACCAATATCGAAGCCTACATCAAGACTTTCCCTGACAAGTACCAGCGCTGGGTCAATCAAGGTGTCTCGTCTAAAGACATCGCTTCCTACGTAACGGCCTATAACAAGTCCAAGCTGGTCAATCTGATCTTTGAGCAAACGCTGATTCCCAGCTATGTACTGAACCAAGATCTGTATCAAAAGGCACTCAACGTACAGGCCGAGCTAATGATGACGGCCAAGTCGGAGAAAGTACGCTGTGATGCGGCAAACTCTTTGCTAAACCACCTGAAAATGCCTGAGACCCAGAAGGTGCAGTTGGATCTTGGCATCAAGGAAGACAGCTCGATTGCTGCCTTACGTCAAGCCACGATGGAGCTGGTTCGTCAGCAACGACTGATGGTAGAGGCTGGTGCCATGAACGCTCAGGATGTCGCTCACAGCAAAGTAGTGGTGTTGGATGCCGAAGCCAAGGAAGTTTAAATGACCAAGTACGTCGGAATCTGCTTTGGTTGGATCGAGACTATCTCGTTACAATCCAGTTGGAATTGTCACTGGAGATCGTAGGATGAACAAGCCGTGGCCCTATGGATCTATTGACTTGACTGATGATGGGCTGGTCATTGCCCCTGCTCGTGTAGAAGCAACATATCCCAACATGCTACGTGCAGCTCGCTACCCGAATGGAGAGATTCGTATTCAGGGAGCGTATGCCTGGAGCCAAGGAGATGAAGGTGGTTTGGTTTGGCGTGACCTTCCTTTAGTGGATGTGGATGAAGACGGGCAGGAGGTGTCTCGATGAAGCGTCATCACGCTGACGGTACACCTTGGCAAGTAGAAGACTATCTGAAACACACCAACTATGCGGTGGATCCGAAGTATGTACCCAGCGACTTTGCCCTTGAGTTTGTCACGTTCATCAAGCTGGTCAACGGCGAGAGAGGAGAAGAGAACAAGACACCTCTGGTGCACTACTACATGCTCGATACACTCACCAAAGGAGGCAGCCGGGTAATCAACCTATGTCATCGTGGCATAGCCAAAACGACCTTGATGGGAGAATACCTATTCCTTTACTTGGCTACCTATGGCGAACTACCTGGCCTAGGGACAGTGGATATTGCGCTGTATGTGTCAGATTCCATCGAGAATGGTGTGAAGAACATGCGCAAAAACCTTGAGTTCCGATGGGAAAACAGTGCGTTTCTACGGGAGTACGTACCCCGAATCCAGTTTACTGACATTCGATGGGAATTTGAGAACGCGGACGGCAAACGCCTGATTGTCAAAGGCTACGGAGCTAAGACCGGTGTACGGGGTGCAAAGGAGATGGGCAAGCGTCCTCAGTTAGCAGTGCTTGACGATCTGATTTCGGACGAAGATGCTCGCTCGGAGACGGTGATTGCGTCTGTGGAAGATACGGTTTATAAGGCAGTGAACTATGCTCTGCACCCGACCAAGAACATGATCATCTGGTCTGGCACACCCTTCAACTCAAAAGACCCTCTGTACAAGGCCGTGGGATCGGGTGCATGGGAAGTCAACGTGTTCCCGGTGTGTGAGCAGTTTCCTTGTGAGCGTGAGGACTTCCGGGGATCATGGCCGGATCGGTTCACCTACGACTATGTGAAGGATCAATACGACAAGGCCGTGATGCTAGGGAAAGTTAATACTTTCAACCAGGAACTGATGCTGCGCATCATGTCAGACGAAGATCGCATGATCTTGGACAGTGACATCGGCTGGTACAAGCTCGATTCGGTACTGCGCAACAAATCACGCTTCAATTTCTACATCACGACTGACTTCGCCACTAGTGTCAAGGAAAGTGCCGACTTCAGTGTAATCAGCGTCTGGGCCTATAACAATGTGGGTGATTGGCTGTGGGTAGATGGCATTTGCAAGCGACAATTGATGGATAAAAATATTGACGACTTGTTCCGCTTGGCTCAGATGTACAAACCACAGCAGGTTGGAATCGAGGTCACTGGCCAGCAGGGTGGTTTTATACAATGGATCATGGAGCAGATGATAGAGCGTAACATTTACTTTCCACTGGCTAGCGAAGGCAATAACAATCGTCCCGGTATTAGACCCAATACCAATAAGATGGTGAGATTCAATACGGTGGTACCACTATTCAAGTCTCGAAAAATCTTTTTCCCAATTGAGAAGAAAAATGAAGCACCAATACAAGAAGCCTTAAATGAATTGAGTTTGGTATCGATTTCTGGCTTCAAATCCAAACATGACGACTTTATTGATACGATTTCAATGTTGTCTTCATTGAAGCCGTGGAAACCTTCGGAAGAAGCACCGCTGCACCAAGATGAAAGTGGTATGTGGGACATTGATGTGGAAGATTATTCGGCTGATAGAATCAGCTCTTACATAGTGTGAGGTTAATATGCTACTAAAAGAAATTCTCGATGCATTGCGTTATGGTGAACTGTCTCAAATGAGCATTGGAGGTCAGGATCCCGGCGTCATCAACCAGAACAACTTCACTATCATCGCCAATCACCTGAACATGGGCATGACTGCGCTGGCTCAGCGATTTTTACTGAAGGAAAATCGGCTGGAAGTGCCTTTGGTTCCCGGTGAGTATGAATATACGATTCAGGCTCCTGACTTTCTGAAAGTACAGCGGATATATGCGGATACAGGTTATGAATTCAATCTGAACGACCTGTCTGATCGCTACAGTATCCTGAATAGCACACCTAAGGTACTGAAGTTACCCTATGCCGTGGTAGATCAGGCAAATAACTTGCCTCCAGCGCTCAAAACCAAGAATCTTCTGGTAATCTATCGAGCCAAACCAACTCCACTGGATGTTAGTGGATATACTGTATTTGATGAAGAGGAATTGGAGGTTGAATTACCACACCCATTTCTAGAACCGTTGTGTTATTACGTGGCATCGCGTCTAAACAATCCGGTTGGTATGGTCAATGAATTTCATGCTGGGAATACCTACATGGCCAAATACGAAGCTGCATGTCGTCGATTAGAACAGGACAATTTGGCGGTAGACCGTGCCAGTGAGCGATGCCGCTTTGAACGCAATGGGTGGATTTGATGTATTCCTGGCTACTCTCACTAATTGATTGGTAAATGAAGTTTAGGTCTGACATAATTCTGCACATATTTGAATAAGGACTTCTACATGGATGATATTCAGCCTGAACTCCAATCTGCACCGGTTTCTAAATTAGTTGATTGGAAGAATCCGCCGACTGTATCGGCGTTGAAACGTGATTTGGAATCGGCTCTTCCAGCACACGAAGCACACAAAGCCAAGCTCATCAAATGGCGTGACAATTTGAATATCACGGGATCAGCCAAGGTCAATACACCCAAGGGCACCAGTCAAATCGTGCCAAAGCTAATCCGCAAGCAGGCGGAATGGCGTTACCCTGCCTTGAGTGAGCCGTTCTTGTCCACGGATGAAGTATTCAACGTGTACCCGGTAACCTGGGAAGATAGGGACGCGGCACGACAGAACCAACTGGTGCTAAATTACCAATTCAACAATCAAATCGAC